CCATCTGAATCTATCTTTTTTACTAGTCTTCTTAAGCTTCTTAGGTTTCTTGCCACAATCATACTTGCTATCATGTATTCTCATGCAGTATTTACAACTCTTAAGCATTATTATCACTCCATTTTAGGCTCCCGATCATTTCTCCCTCTCTTTAAAGCATCTTGAGAAGATGCAAAATACTTTATTCCCTTGCCAGTTGCCCCACTCGCAACCATGACACTTATGCCTTTTCTTTTCTTCTTCTGCTCGTTTCTCTTGCTGTTTTTCTAGTTCTCTTAATTCATCTATATAACTCATATGTTCTCACTCCCTTTTGCATATAAAAAGCCTCTACTTCTTTGAGTAAAGGCTTTTTGTTTTATAGAGATTGTAAGGAGGGCTTACAATGGCAAACTATTGTTATTAAATCGGCAGGATATTTGGTATCCTGCCACCCCTTTTAAAGGAACCAAAGATGAATGTGTAAGTGTAAATCCGTATCTTCCTCTTGATACTTTTTTACTCTATTATTATATCACGTTTTAAAATCGAAAACTGGTAAGAAATCGGTAATTTTTCGGTAATTATTCGGTAAATTTTAATGCTAAATTTGTTTGAAATATCATTTCAAGTTTCTTTAGAGCTTCTCTATTTATTTGTCTTATTCGTTCTTCTGTTAAGTCATTTCTCTGTTTGAACTTCTCATTAAAATTAATTTCTGTATTTCTCCAAGTTAGCCCATCAAAGTACCTACACTCAATTATATATCTCTCCCATTGTGTTAATCCGTTAAGAGCGATCTCGATTTGTTTTACTTCTAGCTTAAGGAAAAATATTCTTGATTCTTCCTCTTTGATCCATTCCTTTATCATTTCAGTTGTAACTTCTTTATGCTCTACAATTTTTTCTACAGGAGATTGAATATTCCTAGTCGCTGGGAACGGCATCCCTAATGGTTGAGACGGTGGTATGTAATCTTTTTCCCACATTTCCGGATGCATAAGAGCATTATTCCATGCTTCTATTCTTGCTTCCGCACTTTCTACTATTGCTTTTTTGCTTTTATACTCTTTTAAAATTTTAATAATATCCATCTTATGCCCCCTTGTACTTCAGTCCTAACTTCTTTGCGATTGCTTCATTTTCTTTTCTAATCTGCTCGCTCTCTCTACGATAGTATCTTTTTAACTTTTTATCCTTCTTTTTCATTTGTCGCTCACCCCTCTGTTGATTCTTGATTTTCAATCTATTGCTATCAGTTTTTTATATATTCTGCTGCCGCCCTAATTCTCCCTGGACTAATACCGTCATCCTTAACCCATATTAACTTTACCTTTGATTTTGTAAATATCTTCTTCCTGCGTGGCTTTGACCTTGCATTCTTCGCTTTTCTCGGCATCTAATCCCCTCCACCGGAATTCTTCTTTTACCTTATCTTTTAGTAAAAGCTTTAAATGTTCTATCACTTTTTCTTTCTCTTCCTCAACTTGTTGTATCAATCCCCAGTAGTACATAAGTTTCTCGGTTGTAATTGCTACGTGCGCCATTTCTGTTGCAATCTTATTCATGTTCAATCTTTCGCTGTCATATCTCGAGAGTTCAACAATCAACTCAGCCATTTCTTCGATACATTTATTGATGTTCCATCTAACACCGCTTTGTGCGACTACATTGTTATATAGAATATGCTTATCTAAATTCTCTAGCATATTTACCTCCTTCACAAAATCAAGCCTTAGTGCTTATCTAACTCTTTAGGTTCTTCAATTGTTAGTTCTGCTGTCATGCCTGTAGTAGTAGCCATTATAACTTCACATCCAAATATTTCGCGTAATACCCAATCAAGTTCATCTATTACAATTTTGTCATTCCCTCTGAAAGTTCTATGTTCATAACAGTTCTTAAAATATCTCCTAGCCGAAACAACATTTACTGGATAATTCATTTCTCTAGCCATTCTTTCTACCATTCTTGCAACATCTTCTGTTGGTACTATCAAAATACTATGAGTTGAACTTGCTAATTTAATCGCTTCCGTTGTTTTCCCTGATACTCTTGAATTTGCAAATATAATCATAAATTCCCCCCTAAATTATGCCTTAGTGACTAATAATAATTTTTCTTTACCCATTGCCTAAATGTTCCTATGTCACAAGTCCTCGGCAATCCTGTTCCATCTTCATAGACTACTTTAGTTGCAGTTGATTCTTCTAATACAGCTAACACTGTTCTCCAATTACCTTTAAAGTTTTTGTAAGTTTTGCCTACAATAATTTCTATTGGTATTTTTTCTTTCATAGCCTTATTCCTCCTTCCACCCCATTTCTGATAATGGTCTGACGATATTACATTCCTCACACTCAAAACAATCTTCATCATTTAACTCACTAGATACATAAAATACTTTTTCTGATTCACAATCTGGACACATTAATTTAATCACAATTACCTCTTCCCCTTCCCTAAACTGCAATTTAGTAATTAATAATCGTAATAGGGAAATATCCCCTACCGTTTTTAGGTACTTCGCTAACTGTTTTTAATGTCCATCCCTTGTATCTTCCATCTTCGAATCTTCCAACTTTCTTACCATAAACGTGTCGTGGCTTACTGTTACTTTTTACTGCATTCTCGTAATCGTCAGTATCTTCTCCAAGCTCCCAAGCAATAGTTTCTAAAGATTCTGTATTGAATTTTTCTTTATCAACATGGCCTCTTGTAAATGCTGACGAAAGTTCTCCACCTTCGTAATATAAAAGTTCTATTTCCATATTCACCCCTCCTAAGCGAATTTTTAGTCTTGTTCTTCTTCTCCGTTTTCTTCTACTGCATCCGGACCTTCTCCATACATTTCTGCACAGGCTTTAGAATTTGGTCTTAAGAAGACACAAGCACTGCCTGTTACTTCGCATTCCCATCCATGGTATTCATCAGTTACCTTTGCACATTTACAACTCATATTCGTTCCCCTTTCCTAAGCCACAACTTAACTCATTAAACTCTGCTGTATTGTATTGAGCATTTTGTTTTTTGCTTCTGTATAAAAGTGTCTATCAACCTCAAATCCGTAACTATGTCTATTCAATTCTGCACTCGCTCTTAGAGTGGCTCCGCTACCAGCGCATGGATCTATTACGACATCTCCCTCGTCTGTAAAAATCTCAATCAGTCTTTTCAATACATTTACTGGTTTTTGTGCTGGGTGAATTTTTGGATATTCTTTTGGATTATCACGTTTCCACTCAAACCAATTAAAAATCATCTTTCCGTTATTTCTAAACTTTGGCAACTTTTCTCGATATAAAAGTAATGCATATTCTGTTGCACCGCATATCCTCATATTTGCTTTTAATACCTGTGGGCTATAATTTTTGCAAAATACAAGTGGTATGTTATGTTTAAACCCATACTTTTCCGCATACTTAATTACTGGCTGAGTTTGTTCGAACGAACAAAATACTATCATGCATGGTGCGTCTGATGATTTCCCTCTACCATTGCTCTTATCAGGTTCTTTCTTTAGCAACCGGTTACAAAAATGAAAGTACTCAGCTATATTAAAATTAAAATCTGTATTAAATGCTGCCTTCCCTGCAAGCTTACTTTCGCCCTTTTTGCTGTCACCGTCCTTATACCACATGGGATTGCTGCCATAAAAATTATTGCCTATGTTGTATGGTATGTCTGCTATTACCAATTGTGCTTTGGGAATGTTGTATCTTTTGTAATTTTGAAAATTGTCATGATATAATTCAGTTTTTATATTTTTCATATTCGTTCCCCCTGCGTTAAATTGTAATTTAATTCTTAATTGGTTCTAATTTTCTTCTTCCTTCTGCTTGTCTAATGTAACCCAGGTGCTCTGGTTCTCTCCCTATCTCATACGCTATTTCCTTGTCGCTTAATCCCTGTCTCTCTAATTCTCTCACCAACTCTTTTTCTTCTTCTGTCCATAAAATTTGTATTTTTTTAGGAGTTGATTTTCTCTTTTTGACTAGTCTCCAATGCCTGTGCTCTACTGATGATTTAGTTCTTCCAAGTAGTTCAGCTATTTCTTTGTATGTTTTGCCGAGCTTTGCATACATAATTAGTCTTGAATCTTCTTCTGCTGTCCACTTTTTAAACCTTTTTTCTCCCCATTTTTCAAGCTGCATCTTAATTACTTCATCTAACCAGCTTGGTTCGGGCAATAGTAGTCCTCTTTCCATTTTTGTGAAATTAATTTTATCTGTATGATTTTCTGCCCACTTCCAAAACTCTTCTACATCAATTCTCCAAAATTTACTATATTTTATTACTCGTTTTCTTGCTGGCATTTTAAGTTTTGCAATCCAATAATCTGTAACAGCATGATTATCAACTTTTAAAATATTTGCCAATTCGTTTGCTGTTACTTGTCCAGAATTTGATTTTGGATAAATACCCATTTTTCTTTCTGCATGTACTTCAATAGCATACGGAGTGCGTTTTAACTTCTTTGCTATTAATTTTATAGGCCTTCTTCCGTACCATTGTGCTAGGTATTCTTCTTCTTCCACAGTCCAAGCCTTTTTTGCCCTAGTCAATTTACCCTCCCCCTCTCATTCGTTGAAAATAATTCCGTACACTTTGTATTTTTTAGCAAAGGTATCTCTACCTATCGCATGTACTTCTGTGTGATGTTTTCTGCATAGTGCTATTTTTTCGTTGTTGCTATCGTCATAGTTTTTTCTGTCGTGTCCCATTCCTATCGCTTCCCAATGGTGTATTTCTCCGTCTAACCCGCATATGCAGCATTTTTTGTGACGTAAACACATATACAAATATGTATTTATATCGTCGGTCCGTTCTAGTCCGCTCTCTTTTAAAGGAATATTCCACCTTAGGCAAAATTCAATCAAGTAATTTATGTATTCCTTTGCTGTTGTCATGCTACAGTTAGACAAAGAGAAGTATTGCTCCCCTGTTTCCGCCATGTAATAATACTTTAATATCTCCTTTAATTCTTCTGGAATATGCCCTGTGTGTAAGGCTATATCCCTTATGGTCGCATAGGCTTTCTTTCGCTGTTCTGCCGATATGGTCCGGCCATCGTCAAGTCTTAATTCCGCCTTAACTACTCCACCATTCCCGAATTTTTTTAGGTAGTCTCCTATTGATTTTTTAGGAATAGTTACAAGTAATTCCGTTCCCTTGATTGTATGTTTGAAGTGAGTTATTTCGGCATATTCATGCATTCAACCACCTACTCTAATTTCTCTAAGATCACTTCTGCTCTTGGTGTGTCTGAATAGAACTTATCTATTGATACTCTTACAAGTTGCTTATCATCTTCGTAAGCTATATTATTAAGTGCATCAGCAATGGATTTTACGATATTGTCGCAGTCAGGTTTTTTTACTGGCCTTATTATGCCTTGAAGCATTTGCTCTTTTTTCTTTTTACTCGCTGTTTTCGGTATCTTGAAATATGCATTTATGTGCATAGTCAAAGGCTCTGTAATCATTGTTTGTCCGAACGTTGAGAAATAAATTTCCTGTACTAATGTTTCATAGTCCTTTGTCTTTTTCGGCGTGTATGCTATTCCTGTTTTTGTTACTCTCGGTCTTCCTTTCGCGACAGGTTCTCCAGGTATAGTGAACTTAATCATTTGATTCCCCCTTTGTTGCTTTTAGGACTTCCCTATGCCTTTTCAGCCATTCTGTTGTGAAAGCCAAGATGCTAAGATATCCTCCTGCTTCTCGGTATGCTAGGTAGTCTTTTTCTATTTCATCCAAAAGCTCTTTATGATCCAACTAAATCACTCCCCTAACTTTAGTTGCTCTCCTTCTTTTTTCTTCTGTAGATATTTCATAGCTTCTATTAGCGATTTTCGAGTTAACTCAAGATCATCAAGTTTTTCCTTAACTCTTTGCTTTACTTCTTCTAACTTGTCAGGGTCTTCTAATATTTCTTTGTACCCATAATAGCGGGCCTCCGCTTTCCATAACTCGATTTTTGCAAGTTCTAACAAGTACTGATTTTCTGCTGTTCTATTACTTTCAAATTGTCTGCCGTAGAATGCGAGCTTATCTACGATTTTTTTAAAATAAGCAACATCCATTTGCTCGTATTCCCTTTTAATTGCTTTCATTTCCTTAGATTCTTCTTTCGTCGCTACAACTTCTTCTGCGACATTAACCCCTTTAAACGCTGATATATCCATGATTAATACATCCTTTCAGGGCAATAGAAACGAACATATTTCTCTTGGAATGTTAGATTGATGGTCCCTTTCCCACCATCACGGTTTTTCTTAATAATCAATTCCGTTCTTGCTCTTGTCATTTCATCCGCTGCATCATGTTCTCTCTTTAAGTGCCATTTTTGGTCCGCATCAAAGTCTAATTGCCCACTTCCTCGGAGTTCTCCGTTTCGGCTAAGAGAAGATATTGCGATTACCGGGCAATCGAATTCACTTGCTAAATTCTTAAGCCCTCGGCAATTTCTCTCTATTCTCTCTCTATCTTCTCCTTCTCCATCCATCAACTGTAAGTAGTCAATAACAATTAGATTGATCTTCCCGTATTTCACTTTCGCTTCTTTGCACTTTGCTCTGATCGCTGCTAAAGTCCTGCTTCTCATTTTGCTGTAGATATGCAAATGCTTGTCCAGTATTTCATCAATATTGCAGTTCTCTATAAATTCCAAGTCCTTTTGAGTCAGATACTCTTTAGGATATTTAATCTTATTGATTTCCAGGGGCAATGCAATTGCTAGGGTTCTGTCTCCTATTTGGGCGTCATTCATTTCAAAGTTAAAATACTCCGCATTCTTCTTGTTTTTTGCAAAGTTAATAGCTATTTGATGGGATAAAATCGACTTTCCTACGTTTGGATCAGCAGATAAGAGGACCAATTCCCCATTCTTTATTCCCCCGGTAACTTTGTCTAAATCATAGAATCCTGTCTCGTTCCCAGGGATTTTCTTTTTTTCTGAGCTATATCGCTCTGCAATCCTTGAAACTGCTTCGTTCATAATTTCTTTTGTACTTTTTTCTTTTTCGGATGTAGAGAAATCTGGAATGTTTGATACTGCATTATACATTTCATCAATATCGTTTTCAGTTGCAGCTTGGTAAATCTGCTTTGAAAACTCTACTGCTTGTCTCCTATGCCGGAGTTGTATCAATCTTTCAATCCATTGCCCTGCCTCGGCTCCCGTGTCTGCTTCAAAGGCTATTTGTTTTATAGCCTCAATTCCTCCGATTTTGCCCGTTAAATCGTTTTGATTGAGCTCTGCTATGGTGTTTATCAAGTTAATCTCTTTACCCTCTGAAAATAGCCTTTTAACAGTATCAAAAATAATCCGATAAACTTCAGTACCAAAATCACTTGATTCCAGGTCGACTACACTTTTTTGTGCCGCTTCTTCGTCTATCAGAATCGCACTAATGATTGAACGCTCTAATACTGAATCATACAGCCTGTTGTGATTGTCTTTTCTTTTCATAGAGATATTCAATCACTCCTTCTTTCAGTTCTTCCGAGTTCATTGATAAGACTTCATTCTGAATAGTTGCCAGTGTTAAATCTTCAAGCCGATTCCCTTTTAAAAGATTGTATAGTTCCCATCTATCCATTTATCCACCTCATTCTTTCTCTTTCTGCTTCTTCTTCCGCTCTTTTTATTTCTTCTGCAATCCTTTTGCGTTCTTCTTCCTCAACCTTGCGTTGTTCAATTGTTGCCATGCGTTTTGATTTGTAGTTCTCAATCTCTTCGGAAGTGGCATTCCTCATGATTCCATAACAGTAATTTTCTTTTTTGTCATGAAGCTTAGGGTTATTGATGTAAACATGAAGTGCATATATGACTTTCTCAACTGAATGCTTCTCCCACTCTTGATAGATTTTTAAAATAACGCTATTTGCTATCTTTCCGTTTCTCCTTGTCCATTGAAGAATCTCAAAGTATTCATCTATAATCTTTAATTGTTTTTCAGAATACCTTGAGCGCAAATTGGAAATTTGCAGAGATATGTTTATATTATTCTTTTCATTCTTATCATTCTTTTCATTCTTATCATTCTTGTTTGTGTGCGTCTGTGTCGTTTTCGTGTCGTTTTCGTGTCGTTTTCGTGTCGTTTTCGTGTCGTTTTTTATGTCGTTTATATCTTGGTATTCACTGTAATTTACTACTGTTACAACGGTTTTTTTAGTGTCGCTTTTTACAATCAACATTCCGTCGTCTTCTAAGAGTTTTAAAAAACGTTTAACTTTTGTATTCGACCAACCCCACCTTTCGCATAATTGCCTAATAGAAGTGATTCGACTACCTCTTTTAACTTCTATTAATTCATTTCCTAAAAGAATTTTTTTGTCTTCGTGGTTAACCATCATTAATATATCTATCCACGCTGAACGTTTATCGAAAGGTTTTTCGTTCCATATCCAGTGGTTTTGTATATCTCTATGTAGTTTTATCCACCCACTCAAGCACTCCCCTCCTTTCATGCAAGTTTAAAATTTAGAAAGGAGTACCTTCCATTAATGCTTTGGTAGCTTTTTCTATATCTGTGCAAATCTTTTCATAATCGCTAACTTTAACTTCTTCCGATTTGCTATATCCGTATTTCTCTATAACCGTCTTACAAATATCTGCATTTCCATTAGCCAAAGCAAACATTCGCTTTGCTTGTGCTTTAGATATAACTTTATCGCTTTTATTTTCGCTTTCTCCATGCGTGTTTGTGCTATCACTATCTTTTGTATCATCAATGCAGAAAAGACCATTTAAAGCGTATTTACGCGCGTATGAAGATGTACTACCAGTAACTTGGCTAAGGTCCATACCTTTTTTACTTTCATCTTCTCGAGCAAAAGCTGACACAGAAAAACTTTGTCCATCTTCTACGTCTACCAATGTTGCAGTTGCTTTTATGTAAAATCTGTTTCCGACATTAACCACTTCATCAGAAATAGTCAGTGTTGTCTTGGTTTCGCTTAGAAGGGGTTTTACCCCTTCTAAAATATCCTCGCAACTTCTATATTTGTATTTGCCAAAAGCGTTGTATTGATTTTTAGGCGCTTTAAGTTTTGATTGGATATTCATTAGTTTTTCATGTATTCCCATTATTCTACCTCCACTTTAATTACTATTTTTTCGGGTTGTTCTTCTACCTTTATTCCTTCTAAAATCTCTCCATCTTCTGTAACTACTTGTCCATTTACTACCTCTACAGCCTTTTTAAGCGCCGATTTATCGATTTCTTTCTTGACCCTTATTAATTCATTAAGCCCTGCGGATTCGAGTGAATTCAGCAGTTTTTCATCATCATAGGTCCATTTAGGTTGCTGTTTTCTTGACGATACTTTGCCATATGGAGTCGAGAGTTTAAACTTAGGATTTTTCTCTCTCTCCGATCTGAAATATTCTTCAAGCAGACATTCAAAGAACCGCTTTGAGAAATCAATCTTTTCCTTTTCTGATTGCTGCCAGTTTTGTATGCGCTCAATTTCTTTTTGAGCTAAAGCATCAATTTCAGATTGTTGTTTCTCAAGTGCTGCTAACTTTCTGAGACACCAGTTCGCAGCCTCCAGGCTATCAACTTTGAACCTTGATTGTTCTAATTCCTCTTTAATTTGCTCCATTTCATCCAACTCAAACTTTTCTAATGCGTTCATGCTATTACCTCCTCTTTTTTAAGCAACTTGCCGATTGCGTTATATATTTTCATTAAGTCATTCTCTGAACAAAAAAATGATGAATCATCTATGTCAAGAGTATAAAATTCCGTGCCATCGTTTCTGTAATATTTGTTAACTTCTATATCTTCATTACCATTAAAGTGAAGAAATGCACTTATTTTCATTCTTTACCTCCTTGCATTTGAGAAATCATTTTGATACAATAAAAATGCGATTATATTTTTATATGGGCTTGTCCTATTTGGCGGTGGAACTAAGCCCTTTTTCTTATGTTTTTTATTATTCTATAATCTACGTACCCCCTTTCTGAATTTAATCTTCTTTGCTTGTCCTGCCTTCGCTTGTCCAAAATCATGTCAATCAAAACCCCTATCCCTGCTGTCGCAAGACCGGCAGTGTACCCGATAAATAGTAGAGTCATGCAATCCCTCCTACTTGATATTTTTCAATTTCTCTATCAATTATCTGACTTTGAACAACTAGAATAAGCCTGTCCAGTTTTTCGCTTTGCTTCAGTATTTCTATCGCATTTAAGCCTTTATCAACTATTAACTCATTCAGTTTCATTCTCTCAACCTTGATAAAATCAATCGTTTCTGTATTAATATCCATACGATTCCCCCTATAAAACATACTATTGAGTACCGTCGTGAATCGCGACGCTATGCTTCTTGCAGGTTCATTTCGATAAAGAATTCAGTCAACGCAAAATTGCGTTTACCCAATATATCTGAGAAGTTTCTAATGTCTCTTAAAAGATCGCTATGTCTTTTGCCTATCATATGTGCTACTTCTCTACTATCAACCACTAACTTTCCTTGATGATTTAAAATTTGTAAATCATTCATCTCTATTTCCCCTTAACCTTGTTTTCTGTTTTTGTATTTAAGAATTTATTTATAAAATACTGTTGTCCTTTACCAGTTACTTTTGGCGTCTTATTAACTGTTGTATGACCGTCTGCGTGAGTAACAGTTGTTTCTTTAACCTCAAATAACTTTAATTCCATAGATTTTTGGGTTGGCATATTGTAATCTGTTCCTTTTCTGCTAATAAGATATCCATTTTGTCTTAACCATTTAAATAAACGATTTTGTCCTATATCTATACCATTTTGTTTTAATAATTTTGCAAGTTCTCCAACAAGAATTGAAGTTTTTGAAGAAGAAACTGCGTCTGCAAACAGTATTTTAGGCTTATCTTTTTCAATTTTTTGTTCTAATGCTTTTCTTTTTTGTTGTTCTTCCTTCAAATGAGTTGCCAATTTAATAATTGTATCTGGATTGGTTAATACTTCTTCTATCTTTTCTTCTGTCATGTATGCTCCGTGTTTACGGATAGTTGGTAGTACTTCGTGAGTTATCCACCTTTTAAACTTTTTAGCTTCTGGTTTCCTGCTAGATAAAACTAAAGCGTATAAGCCATATTCGTTCACACAAAGCATATTTTGCGTTCCTCCAGGGGTAGGAATTAAATTCGTACCCTTTTCATCTTCATCTAACCTTTGTGCTGCCTTGGATACATCTTTTATCCATAAACATTCGCATACGTCTTTAGCAACAAACCACGGCTCGTTATCAATAAGTAAAGTTCTAACTTGTCCAAATTCTGCGTTTTGGAAAACTTTTAATTCATTCATACTAAATACCTCCTATTTAATTGAATACAATAATGATTTTTTATTTTCTTTAGTTGCTGGTTGTTTATTATATTTATTTTTTTGTGCTAAATCTTTTAAATATTTAATCACTTGAGTTTTTACATAACATTCGGTATTTCCTACATAAAACTTTGGAAAATTTGGGTCACTAGTTAGTTTTTTAACGCTCGCATATTTAAGCCCGATAAATTTTTCAAGATCTTTTCTTTGCCAAACTTCTTCCTTTTCCTTTTGTTGTATTTTTGAATTATTTAAACTTATTTTTTCTAATTCGTTTTTTAAATCTTTAAGTGTATGTAGTATTTCTTCTAATATTCCCATATGTCCACTCCTTAATTGTCGGTGTAATCGACAAAATTATTTAAAATTTTTAAATCAATATTTAATACTTTGGCTAATTTAAGCAATGTTTTAATAGAGGGGATATAGCTCCCAGTTTCAATTGAAGCTAAATGCGACCTGCTAATACCTGCCTCTTTTGCTGTTTGTATTTGTGTTTTATGCGCAGCTTGTCTATATTCTTTGATTGCCAAGCCTAATTTTTCTTTGACAACCATAATTGACACCTCCTTTCATTTTTGTCTTGCCTCATCGACAATCATATTGTACTACTGTACCGACATAAAAGTAAACTTTCGTCCTACTCGAAAAAAGGCGATATAGGTCGATTATACTAAAATGGCTTTAAATAGCTTAAATTCTCTTAAAATTTCTTGAATTTTCATTTAAAAAAAGTCTTGTATTTCTGACAACAATATGTTATATTTGTCACTGTGAAAGACAAATAAAAAAGAAAGCAGGAGGGAACAATGGATTTAAAAGAAATAGGAAAGGCAATAAAGCAATTAAGAAATGATAGGAAAATCACTCAAGTTGAATTAGCACAAAAAGCAAATTGTTCACGTTCATTTATAGCCGACCTTGAACGCGGTGCTTCAAAGGCAAGTTTAGATACTTTAAAAAGCATAGCAAATGCTTTAGGCGTAAACTTATCTTATTTATTATTAAAAGCCGAACACTCCATACCAGACGAATATGATTTGATGGTATTAAAGATAAAAAATGAATTTCCGCAAGGAATTACTATATTAAAGAAAGCTACAGAAGAATTAACAAAAAGACAAAAGAAAGATTTAGTAGAATTTATTGACTTCTTTATCAGAAAAGAAGTTGAAAAAGAATTGGCAAAACAAAATAAAAAGAAAGGGGAGTAAAATGGCTCAATTTATTAAAAAAAAGAAAGGTTGGGCTGTCAGGTTTTATACTGATGAATTAGATGAAAAAGGTCAAAAGAAAAGAATATATCTTAGTGGATATAAAACTAAAAAAGATGCCGAAAATGCTATGCTAGAATATTTAAGTAACTTTAAGAAAACTGGTAGAACAATAGACAATAACATCACTTTAAAAGAGTACTTAGAGTATTTCTTTGAGAATTATATAGTTACAAACACAGCTCCTCGCACACAAAGATATTATGCCGATATATTCAGGTTGCATATTATACCTTATATGGGAAGTATACGTCTAAATAACCTTAAGGCTTCTTTATTACAGCAGTATTATTTATATTGTTTAAATAATAAAGGTTTATCAAAAAATAGTGTTAAAAAACATCATAGAGCTTTACACTTAGCACTAAATTACGCTATGAAATGGGGATTGACTTATAACAATGTAACTGACATGGTAGAACCACCAAAACCAGAAAAAGTAATAAAACATACTTTAAACAAAGAGCAATTAAATATGTTTTTAGAGGAAGTAAAGGGAACAAGTGTATATATTCCGTTTCTTTTATTAATTACAACTGGTTTAAGACGTGGAGAAGTGTGTGGATTACAAATAGAAGATGTAGATTTAGAAGAAGGTATGTTATATATAAGACATAATTTACAGAGATATAACGGTAAATTAAATTTAACTACAACAAAAACACATAGGTCTAGTAGACCAATAGCACTTTTGCCGGAAACCATACCTATATTAAAAAAATATGAATTAGAAATAAAAAAAGCCAAACTAGCAAACCCAGCTTGGCAGGAAAATAATTTTTATTGTAAATGGTTAAATGATGGCAGACCTATAAAACCCGAATATTTAACAAGAGTATTTAAAAAAATAATTAAAAAACTCAACTTTAACGAAGAATTGACATTGCATGATTTAAGACATTCACATGCTACTATATTATTAGAAGAAGGGAAACACCCTAAAATAGTACAAGAAAGATTAGGACATTCTACTATCAAAACAAGCATGGATTTATATAGTCATGTAACACCGCAACTTGAAAAGAAAGAAATGCAGAATGTCCATATACTTAAAAATAAATTTTAGGCACAGTTTAGGCACAAAGTTTCCAGATTTTATGCCTAAACTATTTTTTTATTTTTACAAAACACAGTATTTAAAAAAGATACGGAGAACGCACGCAGAAGGATTCGAACCCTCGACACTCTGATCCGAAGTCAGGCAAAATGCATTTTATATTATTAAAAATAATTTTAAATAATTTCATTTAGCTGAAAAATCAATGGTTTTAAGAAATAGAAGCTATGTATCTTTTGATATTTTTGTATATAATTTTAAAATTTTTAGGCACAGTTTAGGCACATTAATCCACTACTTTACCTAAAATATTTTTATCTTGCTGATAGAAGTCAATTGTTAAATCTTTTGTTAAAACTTTATCACCATCAAATACTTCTTGAGTTAATTCTACAGCCAATAGACGCTCATCGTCGCAAAAAAACACATAATTATTTGAAATTCTTTCTAATACCTTCTTCATTATTGCATTATCCATAGTATTTCCCCTTTGCTGAGTATAGTATGTGCTATCTTTTGTATATTTTACGAACCATCAACCCACCTATTCTTCCTTATTCGCTTAATTTTAACCACCCCTTCCGTCTGTGAAGTGTTAGGTATATTATACTACAAACATATGTTCGTTTCAAGATTAAAGAATTTCAGAAAAAGAAAGGCATTACTCCAAAAGTGAGTAATACCTTTTCGTATCATTTTATAATCGGGTTTCTTCCATCATCAAGAGCTATCAAAGTCCGGGTTAGTTTTATATTTCATTAAAAATTCATTTCCTGTCATGATTAATTCTCCTTTCAATTTTTTTATCGCTTCGTCTATGATCTTGCCCTGCGGTATATTAGTTTCTTTTGAATATTCTTCTAGCCATTCGGCTAGACATTTGTCTATGCTCAAATTTTTAACTTTTCTATTCTTCAAGTCTTTAACTGCCATAACAACCCTCCATTAGATGCAATAATTCTGATTTTCTAATTTACTTATATATTCTTGGCAATATTGTTCTGCTTCTTCCATTGTTTTAAAGCTTTTCATGAGTTCATATATTGATGAACCATATTCGGAAGTCATAACTTTTTTCCTATATGAACCACGAAAACAATGGTCGGTTTTTATTAATGCGGGAAATAATTCACCACGAGGTGGATCAGGTATAATGTACACATTATATTCTGTTGTTTCTTCAATAAGTTTCTTTCTGGCTTCTTCGAGTTCTTCATCATTTGCACATACTTTTACCAGTTCATACCTATCGCTTAGCTGTAAGTGATTTTCACTATAAACACTCAGTGTTCCGGTTATTTTGTTTCTATATATCATCCATCTTTTTTCTTGTTTCATGTCAATCCCTCCAATATTATTTTTTAATTTCTGTTACGGTTGGCAACTTAAACAAGTTGCCAACCTGTTTCAGCCACAACGGATATAATTTTTCCGTTTGGCAATTCTTTCTTTTCTCGTTTATCGTTATGGAACACTAGAACTTGTGTTCCATACCCGATCAAAAGTCCATTGTCGCAGTTTTCCATATGCCCGTACCCTTCATAGAAGGAAAGCTGTTTCATGAGGTATGGGATAGGGCTAACAAATATCACAATGTGATGTACGAGTTTTTGAAGGATTTCGTATTGTTCTTTTAAAGTCCAACCCATTGCGGGGACTCTTATTATTTCATAGTCCCCAATTCGATTTTCTAAAATTTCAATCTGGGCGGGTAATAAACTGTGTTGTTCATTGATTATAACAAATGCTTTTCTGTCTCTGTCAAAAGTTAAGTCAGTGTAAGTAAATGCTTTTTCTTTGGCATCTTCTTTTGTTTGAGCATATGTAAGATTTGATGGTAATTTAATAACAGTTTTACATTTGGGACATTTTTTGTAATCAATTAATTCATTTCTTTCAAATACTTCGTTACAGAAAATACATTTATAAAATCTCATATATATTACCTCCTTAATTATATTTTTTAATTGTATTTTTCCGGAAAAGCTATTTCCTTAGCTTCTTCCCTATTGTCGGCTAGAACGATTGTACTGTCCCAACCAATCGAGTCTCCACAGCAAGGGCATTCAAGCCCTTGCAATTCATTTGGCTCGTAAACGTCTTTGCAGAATATACATTTATGAAAAACATTTGCATGTTTAGCTTTATATGCATTTGATGTTTTTACAATCAAAGATTTCATGATTGTGATTCCTCCTCTTCTAACTTCTCAACGATAATGACGCTTTTATCATAGCAATATCCATATTGAGAGTAGTCTTCACACTCTTGATAGTTTTCAAATGGAATGTCGCTTAAATCAATATCTTCAAAATAGAATTCTGTGTTTTCGTCAATTACTTTAAAGATAATGTAATCTTCAGTTTGCTTTAAGATTTCATATTTTTTATTTTTCATAATGTCCTCCTTCTTTTTCCGATTTTTATGGATAATCGGGAACCAAATTTTAATTTAAAAACCAAGCTCTTTCGCAAGAGCTAAAGCTTCTTTAACTGTCATTACGCTTCTTCTTGCAAGTTCAAAAGCTACTCGGTTTCTAGTTTCATCATCATCTGTAATAACGATGTTTACTTTCTTGTATTGAACTGCTTTGCCGGAAATACGAACTAATTTTGCGTTTCGTTCTTTTCTCCAGTCTTTTTGAGTAGAAGCTTTTGCTTCTGCCCAAGCTATTTGAAGGCAGATAGCAAAAACTGCTTTCATATTTGTATCACTGTTTGTTCTATAGATTTCCCATGCTCTTTTCATGATATTTTGTGTGTTATATTTTTTCATTTTTACTATCTCCCTTCAAATTTGTTTTTCTTTATGGTCTTATTATATCATGTTGTAGAACGTTCTACAACGTATAATTTGCACAAACTTCAATTTATTATTTTATATATTTTGCACAAATAAAAAAAGGGTACTGCTCGATCGAACAGTACCCTTTTTTATTCGTCCTTATTCTCTCTATTTGCATCAACAAATCCTTCAGCTAATATGTAAGCGATCAGAGTTGCTCCTGACATAATTATTGAAGTCACTTGCTCTATCTCCGCATCTGCAACATTAAAAGCATAGAGTAAAGCAGATACAAAGCCGACTACTGCAACCCAGAACTTCCGACTAGATAGTTTTTGTTTCCAATCAATATTCTTCATTTTGATCCTCCCTTTGTTGTTTTGTTTTCTTAATTCCAGATAAGAACCATAACTCACCAGTTGTAAAAGCAAACCAACAACCAATCAATGTTGTTGGCTCATTCCCGGTTTGCGAAAATACATATAAAATAGCAACAGTAAAAAGTATATTTAGTATAATTACTGTTGCTACTATTGCTTTAGAAAATCTGCCTTTTTTCTTTTCTCTCTTTTTCTTTTCTAATAGCAATTCAACCTCTAAATCTGTCATTGAAATAACACCACCTTACTCGCATTATCCCATCCAACTTTGAATCCAAGCGCCTCTCCTACGTCTCGAATAGGCACTTCATATTGCCCTATTTTAATGAAATTAGTACCATTTTTAATGCCTCCCGGTACTTCTCTTATCTGATTGTTTATCTTAACTTTAATCGTGCTTTTATTGCTGTTCCCGGACATTCTGGATAATACCTCCTTCTTGAACTTCTCCCACTCTGCAGGATTGTTCACAAACCACTTATGACAATCCTTCCCGGTTATATCATAGTGTCTATATAAATCTGACATAGGGTCCAGTTTATAGACCATACAAAGATCTTTACACAACTCTACAAGACTTTCATATGTTTCATTTGTCATTTTCCCGTTCCAATCCGTATGAGTACATTCAATGCCCAATGTCGTAGCATTAGGATAGCTTCCTAATGTCTTGACTGCTGCAGCTTTATAGCTGTTTGACCCTACATGATACGCCATTTCGGATGAAGGAATACACTGCAAAACTGAACCGTTTAAATCAATTATATAGTGCGCAGAGCCATATCCGGATTTACCGTTTTTCCGGTTTTCGAAAAAATTTCGATTGGCTTTTGCCGAGGTGTTTGGATTGGCTACCCAGTGGACTACAATTCCTTTTACTCCTTGTAGTTTGGTACCTGGGCGACTATATTCGTTGATGGTTAGCAGATCCTTGATTAAATTCATATTCATCCCCACCTTTACTTAAATATGCCCTGTTGAACAGCATAAAAAAAGAAGCTTACAAACGCTCCTACCATAAGGCCAATGAACCATTTTAACGTTGTATTCAAGGTTCCCAGCTTATCAATAAGCCCCTCTAACCTTTCTTCTAATCTTGAATTAACTTGCTCAATTCTGTCTAATCTGCCAGAATGATTGTCAAGTCTTTTTTCAACGATCTCAAGTTTTTCATCAATTCTTTTATGTCTTTCTTTACATAGTGAATCTTCCATAATTCTTACCTTCCTTCAAATAAAATTAGTGCAGATCGGCTCTGCACTATTCTTATTCCCTCTCGTTCATCTTTTGTTCGTTAAACTGACGTTTAATTATGTATCTCTCTTATGTCGCATTATTATCCAAAAATTCATCTAGCAAAACAAGAGAATAAGTTTTAATCTTTGTATCAAAATCATATTCGCAGGTAACTTTAACAACTCTATATCTTTTATTATCAAAACGAATACTATCCCAATCACGAGGGGCTACAGATTCCTACATTATTATTCCTTCAACTGTCTTGCTATCAGGCATAATAAATCCACATATACATTTTATTTATTTCACTCCTTCCCATCAGATACTGTTGGTGTATCTCCCCAAACTAACATAATTGCCGTTCGGTATGGTTCGGGAACTTTTGCATTTACTAACTCTCTTTCCGTTGTACTGTTATAATAAGTAGTTTTATGTATATTTACTAAGACAGATTTATTATCATGTTCTATCCAAGTTTCCTTTTTTACTACTGCAAAATCCGAAGTAAGCATTTCTAGTATTATTTTATCCATTAAAAAACCTCCTTTAAACTATGTAATACCAACCGCTTATAGTAATCTCAGATGTGTCTGTTAAATCCCTAACTTTAATAGTTTCTCCGTACCTGTTAATAATGTTATTACCTAATTTCGATAATGTTAAATAAACTGTATCAGCGAAAAATCCTACACCATCACTTATGGGTTCTACCATGTTTGCACATTTCAACATAAACATAGAATTATTTACTGTTTTCGAACTTCTAGGAAAAGGAAAGCCTATCATTGCTACCGTGTCTGTACTGTGAGATGTCGGCTTTTTAGAAAGCTGAACCCTTCCTGTAATATGAACTATTTTTCCTACCCTAACATAATCCCCTTCTTGTAAAATGTACTCTGTTCCTGTATTATGAATTCTCGGTGTCCATGTTCCTTCTTCATAATCCTGAGAGGCTATCGCCCCCATGCCGTGTGGTCTAATTGTATCTGACGCATTTTCTGCCAAATGCGACGTAAGGTTTTGTTCGCTAGTTCCTAAGCGGTCATTTAGTAACGTATGCAATTCATTGATTGCATTGACTAGATTTAGCTGCAGATCTTTGCTTTCTAAATTAGTCCTTATTTCCTCTACAAGCTCTTCCAAATTCCCTATCTTGTGCGCTAATTGAGGATCATCGCCTACACTAATATTTTCTATGTCTTCTTGCAATTGCTCTATTGCTTGTTCTATTTCATGTATTCGCTGTTCATCAAGTTCTAAGTCTTGTATATCTTGAAGTGCCTGTTGAAGCATTGAGAAAGTATCAGTGCTTATTACCGTCTCATCATCCTGCAGCGATTTACGAACTCTGAAATAGAACTGTGCAGATGTAAGTCTTTTATTCGCTACTTCATTGTCCCATATCTGTATTTCTGCTTTGCAAGTTCCTGCTACATTTATAGTGTCTAATTTAAGAAGTACAGATACTATCCCTTCTGTATCTACGATAGTACAATCCTGTTGTACTGTTGTTCCGTCGCTTTTCCTAACTACAAGCCTAACTACTGTATCTTCTAAATTCACAGGTTTATATCCATCTTCTACTAATGTAATTAGAAACTTGTGTGAAGCATAATCTCCTGTAACAGTTGTTATATTTGTTGTATTAGCGCCTTTGCCTATATCTAATGTAAACTCATGTACCTTTTCCATATTACCACCTCTTTCTATACGATTTTTCCTACTATAATAAATGTACTGCCTACTCTAGCCATAAGCACTGTATCCCCTGCTGTTACGCTTACGCTGTCTAGTTTTTTGTAACTTTTTTGTGTGGCAATGCTCTCTCCCGCAAAAATAACAGTGCAACCCTCTGTGGTTACACTGTCTATTGTGGCTGTAGTAAATATGTAGTTTGTTATCCACTTCTTTGTTTCTCTGTTTATTAAGTCTAAGTCGTACTGTTCTATCATAGGCTTACCACCCTTCTCACGTTATGCGTCATTGTGTGGCTATTACAATCGATATTCCAGGAAGTTTCCTGGAATATGTCGTCTATGCCTAATGTTTCATATCTAATGTAAAGATTGTCAAGGTAATCATGAAAAGGCATAATTGCAGTAGTAAACTCTAAGTGTCCATAAACATTTGACGCATTTATTGCTATCCTGCGCACATAATCATCTAAACTTTGCTGGTCTGCAATATCTTCTATTTCTCGCTTGTCCCATTTTTCTCTACCTATATTAATAGTAGAAATAGGACTGTAAGGACTTTCGTTTTTGTAGATACTTTTTAAGCTAGGCTTTTCTGGATTGGTGGTGTAAACTAAAAAACAATTTTTCACTTCAAACAAATCTAAACTTTCCTTCATTCCATAATGAGTAACAGATAATTCATTATCTATATAATTGTAAGTTGTTTCTCTGTTTGCAGGTTCTACATACTTTTCTGATACAAAATAGCCGTTAGCATCAGTTCGCAGGGAATAGTAATTTATCTCGTCTAACAACTCATTGATGATTTCTAGTTTATTTTTAGATATATCGAATTCCTTATCGGTTGCTAAAACCTTATCAGTAGCTTCTATATTTATATTTTCTTCACCACTGCTACTAATGATACTGGATATAGCACTAACATAGTTAGTTCCTGCGGGGATAAAATACCTTTCACTAAAGCCATCATCTAAGAGTATTTGTAGTTTGCTGTAACACTCTATATCTCTAGTAATTTCACTGTCATTGTCTGCTCTAGTAGGACTATTTAAAAGAAATATCCCTAGTGGGAAACTTACTCTTTTCCCATTTGCTTCAATATAAAAAACAGGCTTTATTCTATCTGAAAGATAGTCTATAGCCTGTTCGCTTTCTGCTATTGTAAGTGTTGCGGTTCTTTTTATTGTTCTCAAAGACTTATACTCAATACTCAAAGATTTCACGTTTTTGAGTGTACCTTTTTCGTTCTCGTCTTTGTCAAGAAGAATAACTTCGTACCATTCTTTTCTGTTAGATGAATGTAGAATACTTACTACTTCATCATGCGTCAAACCATCTCTTGCAAGGTTAATCATCATAATCAACCTCCGTAACTTCAAAAGACACTTCCCATATACGCGGGTTTATTTGCTCTGTTATCTGTGGTTCAGATGTTATAAATACATATTTATTTCTTCCTCTACTATCTCTAAGTAGTAAAATTTCTTGTGTATCTACTAAATCCAGTAATGCATTTACCACTTCTTCTTTTGTTATTACAAAAGATAGTTGCATTGTCCAGTTTTGCTGTTGCCCTCTAATTACTACTGGCTTAGTTCTCCCTGCATAGTGTACTAAAGTTTTTGTATATGTTTTTGTATGCGTTCTGCTAGGATTGTATTTTAGTTCTACCCACTGCGTGTAGTCCTGTGTATTTGCTAATTGTGTGTTATTTACCTTAACAGAAGTATTTTGTATGTTGCTATCCTTATACCCACCTTCTTCGGCCATGGCTCTTACTTTATATTCATATTGCGTGTTGTGCGTTAAAGTATAGTCTATAAATTTTCCGTTTACTTCTACTTCGCCTATCTTAGTCCATTCTATCTCGTTATATCTTTTACGATAAATCTCATTTCTTGCTATTTCAGAAGTAATTGGATTAGTAACAAGGATATGGACGCTAGCCCTAGTATAGTCTACAAATAGCCTAAAAGAAGGTTGGTTTGGCTCTGCAAAAAATGTTGTTATTGTTTGTTCTGCCCAGTCAGACCATAAGCCAAAGCGATTTTTAATTCTTAGTTTTAATGTATAGGTTTTCTTATTTTCTAATGCTTTTTCTAGTGCATAACTTGTTGCAGTGCTGGTAATTTCTTGTGTGTCAAAGTAAATTTCTGTTCCTTCTGTAACTTGTAATCTAAAAGCAGTTTGTCCGCTTGAAATCCATGTAATTGTAGGATGGCTAATATCAAAACTAGTACCACTTGTTATTGTAGGTTTTGCTGGTGCAGTAATATATGTAAAGCTTGCTTCTGTACTCCAATCACTCCATACATTTAGAGTAGATTGTACCCTAACTTTCCATAAAACCGTTCCTGCAGTAAGATTAGGGAAAGTATAACTACTTTCTGTTCCTCCTGTAATGGTAGTCCATTCTGCACCTTCACATTTATACATAAGTTCAAAGTTTTTTTGCGTTTCTCCTCTGCCTGTACTATTGAATGCCCATGTTGCGGTTACAGTTTCATCATCTATTTCTTGTCCAAAAGGTTGCAAATTCCCTGGGGCTACTGGCTTAGAAGTTTTATAATTAATCTGAATTGCATCAGTAAAAGCAGAAATTCCGCCTAAGTTATTCTTAGTACGCACTCTTACATAAACCGTTCTGTTCGTTACAGTTGTATCATTTAATATCGATTCAGCAATCGTATAAGTAGTTGTGCTTCCTGTATGACTTAGAGTATTCCAGGTCGATCCGTCAAAACTATACTGAATATCTGCCCCTGACTGAGTGTCCGAACCATCAGTACTTTGTCTGTATGTCCAACTTACATTTACTACCCCTGCGTTCTGCACTGCTGTAAAATTTGTGGGTTGAAGAGGATTCTTACTTGCATAAGTAAGATTTACAGTATCAGACCATGCAGATATCCCGCCAAGATTATTTTTTGTTCGTACTCTAATGTCTACATTAATATCGCCTGTCGCACCTTCAAAAATACTTGAATTAAGAGTGTAATTTGTATTCGTGCCTGATACCTCTATGCTTTGCCATGTTCCTCCGCCGATCCTATATTGTATTTCATATCCGGTCATTGCATCTCCCGTTTGACCGCTGCCTACATAATCAAAAGAAATGTTGATATCTGTTCCGCTTTGAACCGCTGAAAGATTTTCAGGTTTAGTAGGCTCATTCCCAAGTGCATATCTTACTTCCAAGTAAGCAGGATTTGAACTATCCTTATCAGCAATTGTGAGTATAGCCCCTGTACCATAACCTAACGTATCTAATAGAATTCGATAGTAATTCTCTAAACTTGATATTTGAGCTGAATAATATCGGTTCACTTCATCGTCGTAAATTTGTGGCAATTTTCCCACTTGTGTGAAAGTACTTTCTTTATATATCCAACCAGTCGTGTATTTAGAAGCATTCGTATCTGCAGATGTGACATATAAGTACATCTTAATATCTAAAATATTCGCACCTGCCGGAGGAGTAAAACTCTGATAATAAAAGTTCAAATAATCATTATCATCTTTGGCTTGGATATCGGTATTTGTTTGATATAGTTTCTGTGTGTAAATAGCCATTTAATCACCTGCCTTTCCATATTGGATTAATAGGCTCTTGCTGCTTGCTGTGCTCTTTTTTGCATTTGAGCATATTTGATAAGATCGTCTACTTGCGATATATCTACATTGAAAACAAAGGTATCTCCTTTCCCGGCATTCCCTCTGCTGTATTCTTCATTTTCCTTTTTTGTTAGCACTCTTTCCCCTTTATGCAATTCCGCTCGGTAACCGTCAAAAGGAACGTAGTCTAATCCACTTGCATGGCTTCCATGCACTGCATAACGAGGAAGTTCAGGTTCTTTTAATTTTGGCGGTTGAAGATTAGATATACTATTACCAATACTAGTTATTGACGATTGTAAGTCTTTGCTTCTTCCCATAATTACTGCGATAATCGCACCTAATGCTATTAATGCTGCTACAACTAACATTATTGTTGCCACAGTTTTCATCATTGCAGGGTTCATTGTACCAATTAGGCTTGTGATATTATTTATACTCGTTGCTATGCTCCCTGCTGTTTTTAACATAGTTCCCATCACCATTCCTACGGTCCCTGCAATTACAATAAATTGTAAAAGTCCAGGGTTTATACTCCCGATCAATGTTGCAATCGGAGTTAATATATTTAAGATGCCTTCTACGAGAGGTAGAAGATTTTGCCCTGCCTTTTCCGCACTGTTTTTAATTCTTTGCATTGTTTGTTGCCAACTATAAGATGTTGTATCTGCCATTTTACCAAATGCTTCTTCTGTTGCGCCTGTCGCATTTTGCACCTCTTGCATTGCCTGTTTAAATTGCTTACTTCCTTGTGTACTGGTTAATGCCAAAACACTATTTAAAGCTTCAACACTTCCAAACAGTATACTCATTTGCTCTGTATTACCTTTTGTTTTCCTTTGAACATCCTCTAAAAACCTTTCCCATCCTTTGCTTTGTAGAGCACTTGCAGAGAATTTTAGGCCTAATTCTTCTGCTAATTCAGATGCCTGTTGAGAAGGCTTAACAATATTTGATAGTGCTGCTTTTATACCTGTCATTGCTTGTGAGGTTTGAATTCCTTGTCTTGTTAATGCTGCAACTGAGCCAAATAGTTCTTCTGTACTCAGTCCTGCTTGATAGGCAAGAGGTGCAACCTGTCCTAAAGATTGTGCAAGTTGATCTATACTCGTCTTACCAAACTTTTGAGTAATAAACATCTGATCCGAAATGTCTATAGCTTTTTCTGCAGATAATCCATAAGCATTAAGCATACTTGTCATTCCATCTATCGCTGTTGTAGTATCAGTGAATCCCCCTATAGCCACTTTTGTTGCAACACCTAAAACATTAATTGCATTTCCTGTTTCCACCCCTGCGCTAATAGTTTGATATAATGCCTCTGACAATTCTCCAGTGCTTTTCCCTGTTTGGTCAGACATAATGCGAATAGCATTTCCTAAATCTTCAATAGATACTTGGCTTTCGTCTGCAATAGTGCTTACTTTAGCCATTCCAGTTTCAAAATCCATGGCTAATTTACTCATAACTCCTCCAGCTGCAACAATCGGAGCCGAAAACTTAATAAGCGCGTCTCCTGCACTATTTAGTTTACTGCCGACTTCTTTTGCAGACTCTCCAAAGCTCTTTATTTTTTCTTGTAACTGTGCTGTCTTGTCTGTCTGCTCTTCTAATTTTTTAGTGGTGTCATGCAAAGCAGTCTGCATTTGAGCAAGAGCCTTTTCAGCATTGTTATATTTGATTGCAAGATTTTGAGTCTCTTTTGCATTTTCGCCTTTTCCCCTTTTAGCTTGCTCATACTGTTCTTTTAGCTTCTGTACTTTCGCACTTTGCAACTCTATTTTTTTAGTTAAATTATCTTGCTTAGCTTGTAATTCTTGTGTAGTATCTCCGAACATCTTCGCCTGTGCTGAGATGTTCTTGAACTCACTATCTAAAACCCTCATTTGCCTGTTTATTTCGCTTATGCTTCCTGTAAATCCAGTGCTATCCATACCTACTTTAATTACTGTTTTAAATTCTTTTGCCACGTTCTCACCTCGCTTCCGAGCATAAAAATAAGCACTCTTTCGAGCACTTAGAAAAATGGTATATTGTCAATCGTTGTTTCAACTGTATTATTTTCGAATCCTTTTATATTTTCTTTTTCTGCTATTATTTCTTCTAAATATTTATCAATTAATGTAAATGTCTTAATTGGTGTTGATTTAAACCAGAACTCTTCTTCTGTTCTGCCTAATTTCACACAATATAAATAATATAGATGATCCCAATCTAGTTTATGATATTTTTCAGTATCTCCTGCGCCATTTTCATAGTAGCTTTGTCCATCATTTTTTTTTGATTTTCTTCCGGATAACCATAAAGGTTGTCTATTGCAAATTGAATTATTTCAAATAAAGTAGGAATATCCATGTTTACTACAATCCTTTTCACATCATCAAACTTAACTGTTTCATCAACTGTTTTCATACCTGCATATATTAACTTGCATCCATTTTGATAAGGCTTTTTGAAGCTATTGAAGATAATACTCATGCTACCTTCTTCAAACTCTTCATCTAAAATTGCAACCGTATAATTTGTAAATTTTAAATCTTTTGTTTTACCATCTTCAAATTCAAGAGACAGAGTCTGTATAGGCCTAGTTGCTATTTTCTTTTTCATAATTCACACTCCTACATAAAAAGTAAAAAGGCTTAGATTGCATCTAATCTAAGCCGTAAAAGAGCCATCATATACTTTTTGAAACCATTTTGTCTCAAGGTCTTCCGGAGCATTTTCGCTATCCTCATCTATTTTATGTCGCCAATTCCCATCTGCTCTTGCAACAAATTCAAACGGGATTTCCAACGATTTTGGCTCCTTTTTGTCTTTAATAGTTTCGTATTCTTCATTGAATATTTGCATCTTGCCTAATAGCAACCATACAAAACGATATTTGCCATTAGCTTTTAAGGATTGAAACCCAAGTGCTATGTATGGTGGTTCGTTATGAATATTATCAGTTAAAACACCATTTTCATCAATTGCAATCCCTTTTAAAACAGCTTCTGTTTCTGTACTCATACCTTGCGTAGTTAATGTTACTGTGCAACCTTCAAATGAATTGATTATATCAACCGCTCTATCATCTGCATAATACTTATCTGTACTTGTACTAGCACTGATTGTTATTTTTTGAAAGTCAGCAATCTTAACAGGCGAATCATAAGTCACCGTTCCATCTTCTGCCACTGTTGCAATTGCATAATGTAAATTTTTAGCTCCTACTGTTGCTTGGCTCATACTTATTCCTCCTCACTTTCTTTTAAATAATTAAACCTAAGTACTTTATGAAAAATCTTCGTATCTTCCTCAAAATCGTCATATTCGCCGCTTCGGTAAAACTCAATTTCTCTCATTTTACTTTTTACTTGTTTAGCTAGTTCTGTATAGTCTTCTTTAGACCAGATATCTACTTGGCATACAATAGCTGTAGTAATTTCTTTATCATCTGCAAAATCTTTACCACTTTCGGATATAAAAGAAAAAGTTAGGCTTGGAAAATTTTTTGGCCTTAATTGCCAGTAAACTTCATAGCCTAACTCTTTTAATTTGTTATATACTAAATCAATCAATCTCTCCCACCTACTTTATAGGTCCAATTGTTTTTGTAATTCCTCATCAATTATTTTCTTAACTTCTTCAGACGTTTCTTCTAAGCTCTTTGTCATAAATTGATTGCCTTTCATTTTTGATGTCCCAAATTCAAGCCATTTCCACTTATATCCTGTTTTTTTGCCACCGTATATCTCTCTTACTTTGTCGCCATCTTCATCCTCTTTTAGACCACTTAATCGAACATCATCTGCCATATGAATATAATCCGGTTTATTTACATCACTTCTGCCAATATTCTTTTCTACTGCTGCTTTTATAACTTGTGCTGCTTTTAGAGTTGCTGTCTGTTCAACTTTTTCAATATCTTTACCCATTTTCTCAAGCTCATTTGTAATCTCACTAAAATCCCATTCAATATTAACTGTATCAGCCATGTGATCACCTCAATAAAAAAAGAGTAGTTAATCCTACTCTTTTAACAGATCGCTAACCCAAAAAGTATAAGCTACTTTTTTAATGCCATCAGTTGTTACAGTATCCCATTGTATTTTTTGAAAATCCTCTTTCATAATCGTAATAATTACTCCCACATCTTCGCCCTCGTTACCATATGCATCAATCGTAGGAATAACCCATTGTACTGATATTCCATCTTGAGGCATATTCAAGAATTCTTCATCTTTAGTTAATTTATTCATAACCTGAATGGTATTTCTAATAGCACCATTTACCATCCACTCATTAGTAAAATTTTCGTCTATGCGTAGAAATATTCTTTTAATATTATCTATATTATCTAAGTATGTTACTCTATCTTTACCTGTGTTCGTTTTTCCTAATTCGTCTGTGAATGTAAAAACAATAAACTGATCCAAATTAAGTTTATCTCTCGAGAACTTGGATTTATACGACATTTCCAAGGCAATTAGGACTATGATTCCTATAATAAATAAGCCTATTAAAGCAAAAGCAATTTTTTTGAGTGTTTTTGTGGTATTTTCTAATCGTTCATTTTTCGCTTCCATATTTTCAACCCCTAACATATTTTTCTAATATTATACTATAATATGCTAGGTTTTTGTAGATTAATCTGAAAAATGCATTAATTAATTACTAGTACTAATCATTTTACCCATAATCGCAAGCCATCTTATTTGTTTGTCTAACGGCACAGGTGGTGCAGTAATCTCATAAAAATTACCATCAAACTTTACTCTCATATCCGCTGTAATATCTTTTCTGTACCGAATAATAAATCGTACTTCCTGCTCAGCGTTCACTGCTTTAGCAGCCCAAAACTCAGTGCCTTTGAGATATTCAACTTTTGCCCAAACTGTACAATGATTTTCGTATTCCGGATCTAAATCCGGTATGGGACCAGTTGTCTCTACTTTTTTCTGTATTTCTATTCGATACTTCATGTCTCCAATATTCATAATTAATCACCTTATTTTGCAGGTAATAAGTTTGTACAATGCATTCCTAAAATTGTTTCAACGACTTTATTAAGATTGCTCTTGTCAACATACAGGCTTCGATTGTCGTACATATCTTGGCATAATAAATAAACAACAATTACAAAGTCTTCATGTGAATCTATTTCCGTATCATCCAGCCCTGTATAAGACCGTATAAATGCCCTCGCTGTTGATATAAGGATTTCAATTTCTTTGTCTTGATACAAGCCTTCTTCAAGTTTTAAATAATTAGCAACATCATTTGCTGTTATCTCGCTTACTTTCATTCTTCTTACCACCTTTCGTGGCTTTTTCTTGCTGTACTTCTTCTATATATCCAGCTTGGAGAAGGTCTTGGAGTATAGCATTATCGCTACACTCCTTAATTTCTCCTTTATACATAGAAAAAGCACCAGAGAAACTTACTAGCGCCTTAATCTTCATAGTTTACCTCCTATGCTGACTTCATTACTAGCTTAGCAATCTTTTGAGCATTCTCTACTTTAGAATCCATTTCTAACCAACCTACTACTCCTACAGCGTGTTGGGTAGCGAATTTTTCTCTAAGTACTTCTATGTTCATTTCCTCAGACAACTTAACTGCTAAACCGCTAAAATCTCCATAATAAATTGCTGTTTTGCCGGCTTCCATTCCTGGCATATTATCGGATACATAAACATCTTTCCCAAACAATGTATAACCCCATCTTGCAGTGGCATCTTTGTTTAGGATATAGTTACCATCATTATCTTTTAATTTTCTAATTGCTGTTCTGGTAGCTTTGTTCATAATCCAAATAGCATTGGCCTGATATATGTCAGGGATAGATTCTTGTAAGTCGATAAGTTCATCAGCAGTAATAGCATTCGAACTTGCAGCAGTTACGGTTTGCGTTACAGTACTAAGACCAGCAATCTTATTAGAAGTACCGTTTAGCAGCTCTCTTTCGATCCATCGCGCAATAGACTCAGCCATTGCATCTATTACAAAGGGCACTATAGCAAATTGAGAATTATTAACTAAGGATTTTGAAACTTTAGTTAATACTCCAGCTAAAAATCCTTTTAGTTCTATGCTAGCAAATTTGCCTGAAGTTGATTCTAGTTCAGTGAATTCAGTTGCATAAGCCATTGTAATGCTTTGAGTTGATTCATCATAATAAGGAATATTTAACGTTCCACCTACATTGTAACGAGTAGCAAGTTGATAAATTGGCGAAATGTCATAAACTTTCTTTATGATCTTGTTTGCTATTGATGATGGAATAACTGCTCCATTATCACCAGTAGTCATGTTGACATCTGCTCTTTCTTCAACAATTCCCCTAATATAGCACTCAAATGCTCTTTCTTCTGCTAATGCTCTTTCC